AAAATTAACAGAAGCTAACAAATCATCTTTATATGATCAAAATATTAATCCAATAGCTACATTCCCAAGAAAAGGAGTAGTGGTATTTGGGCAGAAAACTTTACAAAAAGAAACAACTGCTCTTGATAGAATTAATGTTCGTAGATCATTACTTGAATTAAAAGAATTTATAGGTCAAGTAGCTGATAACTTAGTATTTGAAAATAATACAGCTACTACAAGAAATAAATTTTTATCTGAAGTAAATCCATACTTAGAAATGATTCAACAAAAAGGAGGATTATTTGCTTTTAAAGTAGTTATGGATGATACAAATAACACAGATGATGTTATTGATAGAAATCAATTAGTAGGTCAGATTTATATCCAACCTTCTAGAACAGCAGAGTTTATTAGTTTAGATTTTACTTTATTACCAACAGGAGCTGAATTTCCTGCATAAGACTTAGAAAATATAATATTTATAATTGAATAAAAAATAAACAAGATATAAAATGGCAGTATTAGACCCAAACGAAATATTTTTCACAGCCTTTGAACCAAAACAACCTAATAGGTTTATAATGTATATTGATGGTATTCCATCATTTATGGTTAAAGGTGTAGGAGCTGTTTCTGTAGAACAAGGAGCTGTAGAATTAAATCACATGAATGTTGTACGTTATGTGAAAGGTAAAACAAAATGGAGTACAATGGAATTTACTCTATTTGATCCTATCACACCTTCAGGTGCTCAAGCAGTAATGGAATGGGTTCGTTTACATCATGAATCAGTAACAGGTAGAGATGGTTACTCTGATTTCTATAAAAAAGATTTAACATTTAATGTAATTGGCCCTGTAGGAGATGTTGTTTCTGAGTGGGTAGTTAAAGGAGCTATGATTACTAACGCTTCATTTGGTGATTATGGTTGGGATACAACAGATGCCGCTGTTGAAGTTAAAATGACAGTACAACCAGATTACTGTATATTAAATTTCTAATACAAAAAAATAAATATTTTTTAAAGAAGCTTGCCCTATCTGGGTAAGCTTTTTATATTCCGATATATTTATATAGGACAAATAAGTTATACAAAATAAAAATTATGAGTAAATTTTCACTCCCAACTGAGACAATTGAATTACCATCCAAAGGATTACTTTATCCTGAAGGCTCTGAATTAGCTAAAGGTACTATTGAAATGAAGTATATGACTGCTAAAGAAGAAAATATTCTTACAAACCAATCATATATTAAAAATGGAACTGTATTAGATAAATTACTAAAGTCTTTAATCATATCTAAAATTGATTATAGCCAACTTTTAATCGGTGATAAAAACGCTATTATGGTTGCGGCGCGTATTTTGGGGTATGGAGCTAATTATAAGTTTACATATGAAGAAGAAGAGCACACTATAGATTTATCTAAATTAGAAAATAAAAAATTAGATGAAAAATTATTTAAATCAAAAACAAATGAATTTGATTTTACTCTTCCCCACTCAGGAAATAAAGTAACATTTAAACTTCTTACTCATAAAGATGAACAAGATTCAAAAAGAGAATTAGATGGTCTTAAAAAAATAAATAAAAATTCATCCCCAGAATTAACTACTAGATTAAAACATATTATCCAATCTATTAATGGTGAAACAGATAAAAAAGATATTAGGGATTTTGTAGATAATTATCTCTTAGCACGGGATTCAAGAGCTTTAAGAGAATATATAAATGAAATTCAACCAGACGTAGATCTGACTTTTTTTCCCGAAGGAAATGAATCTGGAGTCAGTATTCCAATTGGGGTTAACTTTTTTTGGCCTGACGCTTGATATAGCTCCTGAAGCTAGAGCAGCTTTATTTACTCAAATGCATGAAATATGTTTTCATGGTCAAGGAGGTTATCAATGGGAAACTATTTATAATATGCCTACTTGGTTAAGAAAATTTACTTTTAAAAAGATTCAAGATTTTCATTCTGAACAAAATGCCCAAATGAAATCTCAATCTAATAAGGGGGAAAAAACTTTAGTTGATCCTTCAGGTAAAGTTAATGCTCCTGCCTTTTTAGAAGCTAGTAAAAATCATAAAAAACCTACAAGTTATAAATAAATTTATAGATTTTACCTATTTATAACAAAACATCATAAATGGCTAAAAACCTAAAGGAAATAAAACAACTTCAAAAAGAATTAGCTGATTTAAAAAAACAGTTGTCTAGTTTTGACGACATCGATATTAGTGTTTTTAATGATGCCTCAAAAAATGCTAAATCATTAAACACTGACATAGCAGCAGCTGGTGCTTTACTTAAAGACCTCCAACCTGATTTAGATTATATTGTAGACTCATTTACAGAATCAGTTGATGCTCTCCAAAAATCAAACTATTATGTATCTTTAAACAAAAAAGCCTTAAAGGGCTTAGCCTCTCAAGCTAGTGATATATTAAGAATTAAACAAGGAGAATTAGATACAGATGAAAAATCAATTAAAAAACAACAACAAAAACAACAGGCTCATGTAGAGAGCTTAAAACTATCTGCTAAAGATACATCCCTAAGCAAACAACAAAGATTAGCAATAGCTAACCAAATTACTGAAGCAGAACAAGTAGCTGAGGGTTTTAAAGATGTTCTAAAGGTTAATAGAAGAATTAATAAAGAATTAGGAGCAGGCCCAGCCCTAGCTGGAGGAATAGACAAAGCCTTACAAAAAATAGGCTTTCCAGACTTAGGTATTAGTAGTGCTGTAGAGGAAACTCAAGCCTTAGGTCAACAAGCAGAAGCTTCTGGAAAAAAATTTAAGGCAATGCCTGCCTTTTTAGGTAAAGTAGGAGATAATATAAAAGGAGCTTTTACTAAAGCTAATATTTTACAAGCTGGTATAGGATTAGTCACTAAAGGTATACTAGATGCTGATAAAGGAACTCAAGATTTAGCTCGTGGGATGGGAGTGTCTATGGACGCAGCTCATTCTTTAAGAGAAAATTTTAATTCAATTGCTAATTCCTCTTTAAGTATTAATATAACTACTAAAGGACTTCAAGAATCTCAATTAGCAATAACAGCAGCAACTGGTACTAGAGCTGTATTAAATGAAGCTGATCTTGTAACCATGACTAACATGGTTAAAACAATGGGCTTCCAGCATGATGAATTAATGGGTATCCAAAAATTATCATTGTCTCAAGGAAAGTCATTAGAAGATAATACTAAAGAAATTTTAGGAGGTGCTAGAGCTTTCGCTGCTAGAAATAAACTAGTAGTTAATGAAAAAGAAATATTAAAAGAAGTAAATAAAGCTTCAGCTTCTTTAAAATTATCTCTAGGAGGTGGTGGTCAAGCAATAGCTGAAGCTGCAGTTCAAGCTAAACAATTTGGTATAAATTTAGAACAAGCTGAAAACATAGCTAGTAGTTTACTTTCTTTTGAATCCTCTATTGAACATGAACTAAGTGCTGAGTTAATTACAGGTAAAGCATTAAATCTTGAAAGAGCAAGAGGATTAGCTTTAAATGGTGATGCTGTAGGAGCTGCTTCTGAAATGCTTAAACAAGTAGGAGGTACTGCTGAATTTTCAAAAATGAATGTTATCCAACAAGAGGCTTTAGCTAAAGCTGTTGGAATGACAAGAGAAGGATTAGCTGGTTCTTTAATAGAAAGTGAATCTTTAGCTAAAATGTCAGCTGTTGAGGGAAAAACTGCTTTAGAAAGATATAATAATGAAATTAAAGCAGGTAAGTCAAAAGCTGACATGGTAAATTTACTAGGTGAAGAAGCAGCTGCTGGTTTAGAAGCTCAATCCAACCAAGAAAAATTTAATGTCATGGTTGAAAAACTTCAAGCAACATTTACACAAATAGGAGATGTATTAATGCCTATATTTGATATATTAGGTATGATGATGGAAGTAGTAGGTCTTATATTAACCCCAGTTGGGATGATTGTAGATGGTTTTATGGCTGTTAAAAATTTAATAGCAGAATCAACCCCAGCACTTATTACTTTTGGAGCTGTTTTTACAGCTATATTAGCAACTCAACAAGCTATAGCCATTCAGAAAAAAATAAGTAAAGGAATGACATTAGGTCAAATTGCTCTTGAAAAAAAGAATAATATTGCTAAACTTTTTGGACTTGCAGTTGAAAAGAAAAAAGGTAAAAAAGAGAAACAAAGTTTAATGACTTTGATAGGAAAGGCAGCTATGACAGCCT